CACATTTTTCTGGGCTGAAAGGCTTATGATTCGATTGCCATTTAATGGTATTAAGAATGATATGAACAGCAAGCCAGTAGTGGTACAAGTACCATGTGTTGAGATGTGGAATGAGACCTGTCCTATCTTAACTGAAGTGCGTGGCTGGTTCAAAGATTCAAGTCTTGAAGAAATGGGTCGCAAGTATTGGAAGAAGCGTAGTTATGTATTCCAAGGTTTTGTGACTGAAAACACACTTCAAGAAGACGCACCTGCAAATCCAATACGCAGGTTTGTGATCTCACCAAGTATCTTTAACTTAATTAAAGATGCACTTATGGATCCGGATATCCAAGAGATGCCCACTGATTATACACAGGGTTTGGACTTCCGCATCAGTAAAACAACAAAAGGTCAGTATGCAGACTATAGCACAAGCAAGTGGGCTCGTAAAGAGACTGCACTTACTGAAGCACAAATGGCTGCTATTGAGACACATGGTCTTAATACACTATCTGACTATCTTCCTAAACGACCTACAGAAGTAGAATTGCAGTGCATTAAAGAGATGTTCGAAGCAAGTGTAGATGGACAGCCCTATGACGTAGAACGTTGGGGTGCATATTATCGTCCATATGGCATTGACGCTCCTGCAGGATCCTCATCCTCAAGTACGTCTACTGCAACAGCGGCAACGCCAGCAACACCTGCTCCGGCAGCAACTCCAACACCAGTAGTAGAGGCTCCTGTTCCTGCACCACAAACTGAAACTGTGGCAGCACCAGCAGCAGCACCTGAAGGTGAAAGCAAGCGGGCAGAAGACATCCTAGCGATGATTCGTAACCGTCAATCATAAGGTATAGAGGGCGGCATTATGTCGCCCTCATTCTTACATGATACATTATAACATTGAACAAGTATATCCGAGACTATGCACAGTTATTGAACTACCTGTGCAGGGTTTTGTGTATCCTATTTTTAAGAATGCAAGCAGCAGCCTTCAACAACTAGCAGTTGCTACACATATTGTTAACAAAAACTTTAATAATACTACACAAAATCTCACAGTTTACTGGCGCAAGGCACAAAAAAGATACAATAGTGGAGTAAATACATATTTACAGAACAATGATAAATTAGATGAAGATACACTTGTATCCTTAATAGAACGTGGCGAAATTATTAACAGACATTTTATGCCACAGTATATGTGGTTATGTCATCTATATAAACACTACACTGGAACTATCAATATACAAAGTCTTAATAACCTTAACATAAATGTACACAAGAATGCCAGCACAAGATACTATGATTTCATTACACAAACACATTGGATAGATTTAGATGATATAATTTTTAATCACTTTGCTAATACTACAACTAGTCTAACTGAGATTAACAAATACATAGAAGATAAACACAAGGTTTTATATAAGAAATGCATTGCCCAAGAATAGGTCATTACGCAAGACTTAATAGTAACGGTACTATTGGGTGTTGTGGGCATATGGTTGATGCAAAACAGTTTGATACGTTTCGTCAAATGGATAACAGTGCATGGCAACAATGGTTAAAGTGGCAAATGGAACAAGAAAATAAGTGGCCCAAAGAGTGTATACGTTGCAAACAAACAGAAGAACTTAATGGAACAAGTATAAGGCTCAACAGTATAAAGCGTGATAAGATATTGAGTAAGTTCAATAAAGATTATCTACAACTTGGTGGAACACTGGATAATTATTGTAATAGTGCTTGTGTAACTTGTAATCCTAATTTAAGCACAAAAATAGGCAATCTCAAAAAACAACTAGTAGTAAAAGACAATTATGAACTTTACAAAACACTTCCATTAGATCGTATAGTCGAAATAGATATAAATGGTGGCGAGCCTAGTATTAGTGTAAACTATAGAGACTTGTTAGACAACTTGCCCAGTAGTGTCAAAATTGTGCGTATAAACACCAATGCGTGTGTAAGGATAAAACAAGTAAAGCAGTTGTTGGATAATGGAATTGCAGTCATAATTACAGTAAGTTTTGATGGTATTGGCCCAGTGCATGACTATGTTAGATATCCAGTAAAATGGAATAAATTTCAGAGTAACTTGTTATATTACAAGGAACTTAGCACACAGTATAACAAGTTAACACTAGATACGTGGACTACTGTAAGTTGTCTTAATGTACATCAATTACAAAATATACAAGAATATTGCAAAAAACACAGTATTAGAAATCAGTTTGCTTTTTTAGATACACCAGAACCTCTTAATGTTAAGTATAGTAATTGGTTTACTAATGAAGTTGATATGCCAGGTGTAGGAACACATAGAGATAACACAATAGAACTAGATGCTTTTTTAGAACTAGAAGAGGCATGTAGGAAAAATATAGCGAGATTTTGGGCATGAAAATTGCAATAACAGGACATACTGCAGGCATAGGTCAGGCATTTGCTACTTGGTTTACAGACCAAGGACATGAAGTAGTTGGTTTGAGCAGGCGTACAGGACGCAACATTAGAAGTATCCCAAAGTGTGTTGGTGATATTGTAGACTGTGATATGTTTATAAACAATGCACAAGCAGGATTTGCACAAACAGAGTTACTATATAAAGTATGGCATCAATGGCACAGTCAACCAAAACTGATATGGCTTATAGGAAGCATTATGAGTACACAGTATTCAGCAGATTTTGAAATGCAGGAATACCAGTTACAAAAACAAACACTTGACAGTGCATACTATAACTTAAAAAATACACATAGCAAATGCAATCTTATGTTAATACGTCCTGGCAAAGTTGATACACAAAACCAAGGCGGTGCTAATGTTACTATATGGGCAAACACAGTATGTGAGTATTGGAAAATTGCGCAGGAAAGAAATTTAAGTTTGCAGGAAATCAGTCTTGGATCCTAAACGTGCAATAAACGGAACTTTTTGTCCTGTGCCATGGACTGGATTTATAATGAATCCAGACGGAGAAGTAAAAAACTGTGTGCTTAGTGAACAAACACTGGGTAACATAAATGTTACTGATATACAGAATATACTACAAGGTAAAACAAATACAGAAATAAAAACATGTATGAATGCTGATCAGCAACACAGTGGGTGTAATAATTGTTATAAACTTGAACAGGGTACTACGGGATTGAAGAATGTTCGCAGTGACAGGTACTATTACTTAAAAGCACTAAGTGGCATAAATTACAACGCATACGACACAATGGATACCACACTTGGCACAGTAGACATGCGTTGGCGTAATACTTGTAACCTTGCATGTGTTTACTGTGGACCAACACTTAGTAGCACATGGGAAAAGGAACTTGGTGTGCAAATTGGTGTAAATGAACAACAACTTGCCAAAACTAAACAGTACATACTAGATAATGCGCCAAACTTAAAAAATGTTTATCTAGCAGGCGGTGAACCGCTGCTTATGAAAGAAAATAGTGAACTATTAGATAGATTGGATCCTAGTTGTACAGTGCGTATTAACACTAATCTAACTAATATACAAGGACCCGTATTCAAACGTGCAAGCAAATTTAAAAATGTACACTGGACTGTTAGTGTTGAAACTATGGGCGCAGAATTTGAATACATACGTTATGGTGCAAAGTGGGATACATTCTTAGAAAATCTACATGTTATAACTAATTTAGGTCATAGGATTTCTTTTAATATGCTTTGGTTTGTACTTAATCCATATAGCATCTTTGATACAGTAAACTACTTTATGAGTCTTGGATATGTAGAAAATGCATTTGTTATCGGACCCATTACTGGACCTAAAGAGTTTGATATCCGTAATCTGAACAATAGCGTACTTAACGATCTTGCGCAAGTATTAAAAGATCGTACACAATCGTCAAATAATCGTTATCTATTGCACAATAGTTATGTAAACATGCTAAAGCATTTAGATGAAGATTTTGATAAGCAAAGTAGTAAGACTACACAAACATTAAATGAAATAGATACAAGAAGAAAATTAAACTATAAAAATGTGTTTGACATAAACAAGTATCTGTAATATAATAGTAGAACTAGGCACATAGGAGATAAACATGGCAAAGCCATTTGACGTAAGTAAATTTAGAAAAGACATTACAAAAAGCATTGACGGACTAAGCATTGGCTTTCACGATCCTACAGATTGGATTAGTACAGGCAGTTATGCACTTAACTATCTTGTAAGTGGAGACTTTTACAAAGGTGTGCCTATGGGCAAAGTTACAGTGTTTGCTGGTGAATCCGGTGCAGGCAAAAGTTACTTTGCAAGTGGTAATATTATTAGAGCAGCACAAGAACAAGGTATTTTTGTTGTAGTAATTGACAGTGAGAACGCACTAGACGAGAGTTGGTTACATGCACTGGGTGTTGATACAGATGAAAGCAAACTCCTTAAACTAAGCATGAGCATGATTGATGACGTTGCTAAAACATTCAGTACATTTATGGCAGACTACAAAGCAATGGCAGAGGAAGATCGTCCTAAGGTATTATTTGTACTAGATAGTTTGGGTATGATGATGACACCTACTGATGTTGACCAGTTTAACAAAGGCGACATGAAAGGTGATATGGGACGCAAACCTAAAGCACTTACTAGTCTTGTGCGTAATACAGTAAACATGATTGGTAGTTACAATGTTGGCATGGTGTGTACTAACCATACATATGCAAGCCAGGATATGTTTGATCCAGATGACAAGATCAGTGGTGGACAAGGCTTTATCTATGCTAGTAGTATTGTTATTGCAATGCGTAAACTAAAACTTAAAG